TATTGATTGATTCCATGACCCACTTTTCTATTAATTTCATTTTGATTCCTCCATCTTTTTCTCCCCTTCACATAATTTACAATGGTGCTTTCCTTCAAATTGAGGATTGTGTTTTAATGGTTTTTTGCATTTCATACTTTCATCTCCTTTGCTTTATTATAATAATGATTCTTTTTCATATTTTCTGTGTCTTTAAGTGGTTGTAAGTTTTCTAAAGCCCAACACTTCTTGAAGTCTTCATCCTCCATAGATGTAAAATTAAAGGAGGCTACGGGCTTAATGTGGTCTATATGCCAAAGACCGTGATTATCCCAATTCATCCAATCATCAAATTGGTTTTCTAAATGGATTCTTAACTCATCCATAGTATAATCAATGTGGATAAAATACTCGCTTGTTTGTATTCTCCCATGAAGGGCTTTCCGAATAGCATTTTGAAAACGAGAGTTAATTATATTCTTTGGTTGGTTTTTCCAATTATTGAATCTACATTTAGGGCTACACCACCGCCTCGTTGAAAGGGGTATGGTTGTTTCAAACACACTTTCGCATTCTTCACAAACTTTCTGTAAAACAGGTTTAATTTTATTAGCGGTTTTTTCTCGTGCTAATCTATTTCTTCTTTCTGCTATGTCGGGTCTTTTACTATACGCTGATGCTTTATCCTTTTTACCGTTTATATTATTTTGATAGCGGTGTTTTTGTTTTTGGTTATTTCTTTCCTTAACTTCAGGTCTTCGGCAGTATTCATATTCCCATTCTTTTCTTTTAGGGTCGTTCTTTTTCTTTTCATCACTCTTTCGTGAAGACTCAAGACTTTTTTCGGGGTTTGCCTTTCTCCATTTTTTAGTTGATTTATTAGATGCAATCATTTTACATTCTTTAGAACAATACTTGATTCGTGCATTCATTAAATGAGAAGAAGTAACTTCATCTGCACTGATATTGTTTAGTTCTAAAAGAACATCAAACTTAGTCATTTCTTTTTCGCAAATCTTACAATTTATGGTAGAATGCCAGCCTATAATGTGTTTATTTAATTGGTGATTATCCTTACAGGAATAAGAACAATGTTCGCATTCTTTCATCTCCTTTGCTTTAAATGCGGCTAATCTAATCATAGTTTCTCAACTCCTTCGGCAGACTCCAACTGATTGTGTTTTCTTGTTTTCTTTTGTAGTCGTAATAATCTAACTTGTTTATGTTATATAATCTCAAGTCTGCTAATGTTGCTTCAACAAAACATTCCCACACCCAAGAAGTAAAGACCCTTGTGAGCCTAAATTTTCTTTTAACAAACAAAAATAATACTATATCAATAGGTATAGTATATACATAAATTATAGATAAACAAGGCGTTATTGCTAAAAGAATAAGATAAAGAGAATATACTATCAAGAAAAACGGAAATGAAATTACATTGTAAATCCTTTCACCTAATGTTGATTTCCGTTTCTTTCTTTGAAAAAGAGAATGCTCGCCTTCGGGAATAAACCATTCATGAAAGTAATTCTCACGCATACACTTACGAATATATTTCTTCATCATACTTCCATCTCCTTAGCCTTGAATGCCGCTAGTCTAATCGCCTCTCTCGCACTAGCAGTAATACTAGCCGCTAAATCTACATCAGCCCAACCGAACCCCTTGTAAGCGAGGATTCCGTAGAAGGATGCCATGAGTCTTTTGACCGCCATTTGATTATTATTCCACTTAGCGGTTTGCTCTTTATCTCCACTGTTTCTAGCCTCTTTCATATTAGCCTTGTATTCGTTTCTCAAGTCTTTCAACACCAACAGAGACTTGGGCAACAGTCCTAATTCTTCTGTAGTGTAATAGAGCATCTTTCTTTCATACTCTTCTTCTCTCAAGTTTTGAGGTGTGTTTAAATCAGCACCAAATACTGTTTCAACATCACTCTTTGTTTCAAATGAAATATTCCTAGCAATAATCATACTAGGATAAAGACCTGCAAAATCAAACGCCGCTACATTGTAATGTAATCCGTTTGTTCCTTCATCTAATGGATTGTAAATCATAGCACCCGAATAAGAAAGACCCGCTTTGCACTTCTTACATGTCTTTAGTTTCTTATCATTAGGGTTTTTGTAGCCGCATGAATCACACACTTTATGTTTAGGCTTACTACCTGTTGGTGCTTTCCACCAAGCATTACGCATAAAATACATTGAACCCATATTAGATGCAAAGAAACAAGCGTCGAATGGTGCTACTAGTAATCGCTGTAGAGATAGAATTGCCTCGGAGGTAAAGTTCTCTTCATCAATCCTTCTAAGTAATTCTACATCTATAATTGCATACTGTAGATATGCCGAAGCGTCTTCTATCCATGCTCTACGGTAGAACTCATTCGGGTCTTCAAACTTAGTCTCGGTATGTTTTCCTTCACCGAACAGAGTCTTTGAAACATAGTCTAGTGATAGACTAGGTAGTGTTCCTCTTTGAGCATCATTCCATTGTCTTTCAAATGCCAAGTCTAGATTGAGAGTAATTCTACCTTTTATTGGTTGAGCCGTTGGGCTGTAGCCGTCTCCTTTAGTAAATACCCAAGATTCATTTTTTAGATAAACCCCATCAACAACACCTAATGGTGACATCCCTAATGGGTTGATGTCTAATGCACAACACCGTTCTAGTAATTTAGGCAAATCGAACTTAAGACCAAACCATGCAATTAACATATCGGGGTCGCAGTGTTCCATAGAGATTAAGAATTGTCGAATCATTTCTTCTTCACTATCTTCGATAAAGAAAATAGAATCGTAGCCTTCTACTTTAGGTTCTACTATCTCTTTATTTTCTTCGGGTTGCCAAGTCCAAGTATAGAATTGACTATCAAAATTATCATAGCAAACAATAGCAGTAATTTTGTTATCATGTTCTCCACCTTGTTGCCACTCCATATCCCAATACCATTTACGCATATTGTATTCCGGTATTGACTCCAATTCATCTATAGCATAGCGATAGTGAAAAGGAACATCGGCTTCATAGGTTTGGGAAAAGTTTTCTTTTGCTTTGTAGATGTCTTTAGGCATATCCACATAGACTTTCTTTAACTGTTCACCATCTAGATTAACCCAATCACCATGCTCATATTCATAGTCTCTAGTAATTGTTTTGCTTACCTTGTAAGTAGCAGGTTCTCTAGCAGTCTCTTTAATATAAAAATAAGGCTTGTAAGTATCATTCTTAATCACTTTGTTTCCGTCTTCGTCTCTCCATGAGAGGTAAATATTATTATTATCATTTGTTATTATCATTGTATTCACTATTCCATATGAGGAACCTTAACTAGTAGTCGGTCTTCTCCAACTAGTAGTAGAGGGAACTCGTCTTTAACATAGAAGGTAATTGTATCTCCTTTGAAGAACTTATGAAGTGGGCCTGTAAAAGCCACCGTTGCTGAATCACCTTTTCCATTTTCTACACTTACTGTAGTAGTATATGCTTTAACCCCAACTACCTTTGAAGAGATTTCAACTTCTCCCAAATCTTCTACATTCCAATCTAATTTATAGACGCCTGTTCCTATCAATTCACATTGGTTAATTACTTCTTTAAAATCAGCAGTAGCCATGTCAAAAGAACCCTCAAATGCTTTGCCGTTAAATTGAGGCATTTTACCATCTAAGTTCAAGTCCATCAAATATAGTCTTTGAATAACTTCGTGGTGGGGATGTTGATTAACTCTAGGCAAAGTAATTTCAGTATTACTACCATCACCGAGAGAAGAAATAATTACTCTATCATGGATTGCTATTTCTATTTCACCCGACATTTTCTTCAAGAAAGGCAGTAGTGTTTTGATGTTCACTGTTGCATTATGCGTGGAGTCGTCTAGTATAGTTACATCAAGAACTATTTTGTTGATGTAACTTCCGTCACCATTCCATAATGCCAATAGTCCAAACGCAGTGTTGTTAGGATTGTCTTTCAAATCTAAGTAAGTGTATTCACTTAATACTCCCGACTTCACTCCACCACTTTGAGCGTATTTACCACTGCCCATTATGTCTTCTAATCCTGTTCTAAACTCTTTTGCATCTACTGTAAATTTCATACATTCCCCTCTTTTAGTTCTTTGAATCCAGTCCAATTAACTTCTCCTGTTCGATTAACTGAAAGGAACGAAACCCTTTTGCCGAGAATAGAAGGAGTATATTTGCTACTTTTAACAGTAACAAAGTATTCCATTCCTTTCTGTGTATTTCTTTGAGTTGTTTGTAGAACAGTCCAAAGGTGAGAATCCCAACGATTCCATATGGGCTGTGGAGTTTCGTCTCTAAATGGAGGTTTAGTATGTGTGATGTAGATTTGGTCGCAATCAATCGCTTCTACTTCTTTCATCACTTCTCTAAATGGTTGGTTTCGATGAAACCAGTCTTGCTGTTTAGCAGTCTTCATTGGTCGCATTCTTGATGTCTCCATTCCTGTCATGTAAAGTGTGCAATAGTCTAGCCATGTATCTACTCCATCCCAAACAAAAACAATATCTTCTGTCTTTGCTGTTTCTTTAGCCAAAGCAATAAAGGAACGAATGTTTCCTTGAGTTTGGTATGGTAGAAACTCTCCGGTTTCTTCATCAGTAGACGCAGGATTGTAAATAATAATGCGGTCTGTAGAATCGTGGTTCGCTTTCCAAGTTGGGCGTGACCCGTTATCTACATCTAAGTAGAAAGTTTTCTTAGTCATATCCATAGCCAATCCTGTTTTACCCGTCTTAGCATCGCCTTCGATACCAACCCTAATTCTTTTAGGCGCATTCTTATGCTGTTCAGTCTGTTTTAGAAGTTTGCTTCTAAGTCCTTCAATGTCTATTTGCGTTTGTTTTTTATTATCCATTTTTATTCACCTTTGTATTTTTTCCATGCGGAGATTAATTCTTCTACCTCTTCTTCAAAGTCTAAATGTAGTCTTGTTTCTTTTGTCCCTATATGTAATTTAATGAAATAGGTATTGTCGTCATAGTTTTCTTTCCATGTGATAAAGTCTACTTCATCAAACGCTACAACCCATGTCCCCTCTTTCTCAACAAAAGAATTAGTAATTTTAATTGAATCGCTCAATCGCTCAACCCCATCTTTTCTAATTTTAGAGCATGTAGAAAATCTTCTAGTATCTTAGCACTACATGTTTGAATTACAACACTTGGATGTGCTGTATATAATTTAACCTCTACTTCTTTTTTTCCTTCAATATTTGTCAAATACTGATAAGACACATGTTGTAATCTGTCTATCGGTATTGTCGCTCTTTCTGTTGTTATCATTTTATCTGCTACGCTTAACATATTTTTACCTCCTAAGAGTATAGGCTTCGCACCTATCCGAGTGTCATTCAACCGCCACACTTACACGGAATGAGTATTACTCAATCAAAACCAATCAAGGTCTTCTTCTTTAGCCTCACCAATTTCCTCTACTTGTCCCTTTCTTTCAGTAATATAAATTCCCGAAAGGTTGATTGTAGCCGGTTCATATCCGTCTTCACCTTCTCGTTGAGAAGTTCTACCCACTACAACAACTTCGGAACCAATGCCAAAGTCAATGTTAATGTGAGAAGGAACCCAACAAGTAGTCATTCCATCAGTGTCATAATCGAAGTCAGCATTCAAATCAGTAAGATTCAAAATGCGATTACCATTAGAAGTTGGAGTCATGTTCATATTACAAACAGTTCCCATCGTAATGACAAACCTATCCACTGCAACTCTTTCACGCAATTCAAGATGTTTAGCATCAAGTAGTGTTAATGATGCAACATTTTCAGCCGCCAATCCACTAGCCAAGTCAAACACATTAACAGAAGAAACATCTCGGAACAAGTCTCCGTCGGGGTCTTGTTCACTATTCAAAGAAAGACTACCAAGGGTCTTCATTGAATAGCCGTAGATGTAGCCTTCTCGATTTGAGTCCTTAATTACTGTCATGTTAATCCATTCAAAAGTAGATGGGGAAAATTGCATTCCTCCGTCATTCTTGTATGAAAAGTAATAGAGGTTGTAGTCTGTGTCTTCACCGACTTTACCAATGAATACTCCACTTCGACGCATTAATTCTCTAGCCAAAGGCTTTCCGTAATTCTTGTTTTCTCCGCCATTTTGATAGCGTTGCTGTGAATCGAGAGGAATAATAATACTGCCATCTTCTAGGTATTCTGCCCCATCCGACAATTTATTCATAGTTCTCATTTGTTCTTCGCCATCATAATAGCGAGAGACAACATATTGTCCTTGTTCATTCTTCTCGGCTGTTGCTACAAGCCCTGTTTGGTGTGCATTATATGGGTCACGGTTCCATTCATCAATCGCTTTCTTTCTGTTGTAAGCCATCATGTCTCTAGGTTCTTCAAGGGAAATAAAGAATCCGAAAGCATCGTCACCGAAGCCACCCTTCTTTTCTGTATTTCCGGTCGTGTTATCATTACGCTTCATTCTCAATTGTTGAGAAGCGTAACTTCGCCACAAGCCTTTCGCTAGAGGGGAGTCCGTAGACACCTTATTCTCTTCACATATATTTTCAAATTTCGATTGAGCATCAGTAATACTGATACCCAACTTCTCTGCCGCTTTACTTATTTCGTTTTGCATATTTTTTTACCTCCTTATATGAGATTTCCCACCATCCATGAAGCGAGTAGTTTCGGGGTCATGTTGTGGGAACGCCATTCACCTTCACCAATTACTCGCAGGAATTTTAATTTTGTATTGCTATCCATTTCGGATGCAATAACAAAGTCATGTAGACCTATACAGATTTCCTTGATAGAAAATCCGTCATAGATTAGATTATGTAGATTTGTTAATACTTCGTTTGGATTCTTATTTGTTATTTCGATAATTATTTTCTCGTATTGTTTCAGCCCTTTTTCGACTTGAACATTCAGCCGACTCCCTGTAGCGATTGACGCTTGGAGTTCGGTGATTGTCCGTCTTAAGTCACCGTCGAAAGCATATATAAACGCTCTTAGTTCTTCGGGAATAGGGTGGCCTTCACTCTTGAGAATAGTTGTAACTACTTCTTCGACTAATTCAAAAGTGATTCTCTTGAAGTGATAATTTGCACACCTAGATTGTAATGCGTAAATTATTTTATTACGGTTGTTACAAGTAATTATGAATCGGATATTATCCGCATACCGTTCCATCATTCTTTTTAGTGCCGCTTGAGCATCATTAGTCATTCCATCCATCTCATCCAAAAGAATAATTCGGAAAGGAACATTACCAATACTGCCACTTTGAGCAATCTCTTTTATTCTAGTTCTTACATTTTCTAGTCTTCTATCATCCGAAGCATTGACTTCAAAGAAGTTACTAGCAGTATCTTTTCCAAGCATACTTGTTGCGAGTGCGAGTGCTACAGTAGTTTTACCAGTGCCGGAACCCCCGTAAATCAATACATTAGGCATCTCTTTATTGACGGCCCAATTCGTTGAATCCATTACAAAATGTTCTTGTCCGACAACTTCACTTAGTCGCTGTGGTCTATATTTTTCAGTCCATAGCATTATATCCTCTCCAACTTAGATTCTATTTCTTCTATTTTAGATTCAACTTCGTTAATTGCTCTAGGTAATTCAATATCTATATGATGGGGTTTGGTAATATCAACCCAATCTAAATTATCATAAGTCATTTCTATATCAGTAAGTTGTTCGTGTAGTTCTTTGTAACTTACCAATCTATTATGTATTTCTTCTATTCTTTCTATTGCTCTATCTTTACTTGACATTATTATTCCTCCCTATTAGACCATACAGCCTGTCGGCAATTCTTACTACCTGTTGGGTTTCTATTAGTGAAACCAACCTTTTCAAAAGGCTTTCTTTTCATTATATTGACTAAAGTATTCATAGTCACATTTAGATGAATGTTCCTTGACTTTCTAGTAGAAGAGGTGGACTCGTATGCCACCAATCTATCATAGATTTCACCCGTCGTTAATTCTTTTTCTTTATCTAGTATTTTTATTATTATTGCCTGTGTTCTCTTGTGTTTCATTTTTATTCCTCCAATACCCTGTATTGTTTTGTATTCCCGCTAATTCAGCGTGGTTCGCTAGAAGTCTTCCTAATTCCGACATCGAAACTCCCCATTTCATTTCATCATTTAAGTGATTATAAATTTGGTCTGTAGACTTAGACCCACCTTTCAAGAAGGCTTTCATCTTTCTAATTGCTACTACATTTGCCGCCATTAAAAATCACCTAAGTTCATTTGTTTAATCTTCTTGACTCTTGGCTTTGGTTTTCGTTTTTCACCTAATCCAATAAGTCTACAATCTCCATTGTTTAATTTTTTCTTTGCGTATTCTTTGAAGTCTTCATCTTCAATCAACTGTTTCAATAGTCTATGACCGCCCGACTTAATTCCCAACCTTCTACAAATAGAAGGGACTTTTGAATAGGCTCTACGGTGGGGCATACTAGGTCTTCCAAACTTTCTACCTCCATGATTATAGGCCAACATTTCAAAAAAGTAGTCCTTGTTCCATCTCCGCTTAACAACACTATCAATAAAAACTAATTTATTAGGGTGTTGGTTTTCAGCCAACCAGTTAATAATTTGAGTGTCGGGTGGATTGTTATACTTTAGCAGTAGTAATATCTTCTCTCTGTTCATTTCTTTTAGGTAATCATCCACTAAAGAAAACATATCTCGTTCAAATGAATATGGTGTTTCACTTCTTGGTGCTAAATCTTTAATTGAATCTCTCAAGTGTGAAACACTACCTGCTCTCTTAAATTTAATCATGTTTTTTATTTCACTAGGAACAGACTTTTGATTGATACTCGTCATTACAATCTTACCTCTGTATTTTCTAAGAACATCTAGTATGACATCTTTCTTAGGTTTGTAATGTAAGTCCTCTATTATTATTCCGTTGTCTATCGGTAATGATGACGGGTCTTTAATATCCATGACATTAGCATAGCAAACAATAGCATTAGGAATAATTTCTAATGCCTTTGTTGTTTTACCTGTGCCATGTTTGCCGGTAATTATTATGGCTCGTTCTTTTTTAATCGTTGTCAATCCCATTTAAAATTCCTCTTATTTTCATTATTGATTCTAAACCTTCTAGAGTAAGGTGTTCTTTATTTACAAGTCTTAGTATAATTCCTTTATAGGCACTAAGACTACTATTTGCGTCGGAGTATGAATCGGGTATCATTTGAATAACTTTATTTGTATTCTTGATACCCGATATTCTCATAATCGGTTTCGGTCTTGTTTTACTCTCCTGTTGTTTAACAAGAGATTTTACTTGATGTTGATACAGGCTTCGTTGTATGTCTAGTAGAAACTTTTCATCACCTCTAATACATATCGAAGGTAATACTGAATATCCTATTTTAGATTCATCACTTCTAGAAAACCGTATTTCAAATACGGCTTTTGAAATAAAAACCCCAATCAAGACATCTTTAGGAAACATCAACAACCATTCCTATGTAAGCGTGGTCTATACTGAAAAGAGTAAGCCCCATCATTATGTTTCTGTAGATGTTGTTTTCTTGTTCGGATTGATTACCTGCTAGAACTATTTTTAAAAAGACATCATCCCTAATGCCAGTTTCTACATACACTTCTTGTAAAGTATTGACTCCTTTCTTAGCCAACATCAATCCATTGACATATTTCATTTGCCAAATATCTTCATCATCTACTCCATCAAACAATTGAAACATGAGTGTTGTAGCGGCCCCAAACCGTTCTATGTATTTGTTGGCCGTTCCTCTCATATCTTTCACCCGAATATTAGTTTCTCTACTGTCTCTAAAGTATCAATATCTTGAACATACTTGTCATCTCTTAGTCTAGTCTTTCTAGGAAACCTAAGACCTAAAGACCCATCTTTGTTTTGAGATACTAAATCGGCATTAACGGTAATTACTTTTCTAGGTAGAAAACGATACATATTATTTTCATGTCCGTCTACTATTTTCCGTAGTGTAGAAGTCAAAGAAACTAATTCAGCATCACTAAAACCATTACCAACTCTACCTAGAGATACAAAACCATCACCATCTTTTACTGCAATATCGAAACTGCTGAATACAGAAGACTTAGAATTTTCTCCATAACTAGCACCGAGAATAACTACATCCAATTCAATTCTAGGAGGTTTATATTTAGCCCATCCTGTTGAACGCTTTGCCGGTTCATATTTGATATTAGCATCCTTGACAATAATACCTTCAAAACCATCACTTATTGCTTGGTTGTAAAACGCTATAGTGTTGCCACCTTCGGTCATTCTATGTGCTTGGTCGGGTAACTCTTTGAAAACTTCAAGTCTTTCTTTGTATGGCAAATCCATAATTACTTTGTTGTCAAACTTTAGACAATCGAATATTACCCATTTAACCGCAACCTTTCTTACTGCTTCTTCTTTATTCTTTGAGTGAACTCTTGTAGCCATTAACTTATGTGGTGCGGGAGAGCCGTCACTATTGATGGGGTAGATTTCACCGTCAAGTATGCAATTGAATCCTGTTGGATAGCCGTTCTCTCTGTTGTAGCCTGTAACTTGTTTAACAACATCGGGGAATTGACTTGTTACTACTTTCCCACTTCTGTTAAAAATAATTACAGAAGGGCCGACAATAGTATAGTTTAAGTGAATTTGATACCTGTTTCCGTCATATTTGTAGTCCACTATTCTTTCATCGGGCCACTTATCCATAGGCACTTCTTTAGCCAACATGGGTTTTACAAAGTTACCATGTGTTAAATTGAGTGGTGGTTTTTCTCCCTTCTCATAGAATGTGAGAACAACTTCAATACTGTTCATTGACATGTCTTTCTTTACTTCACTTACGGTTTTGTTGTAGTGGCTAGCAATAGACTTAGTAACTTGTCCTAAACCTATTCCGTTGTTTGGGTTTCTTAACCAATAACGGACAAACCACTTTCGTTCAAGAGAAGAAAGAGAGAGTAGTATATCTTTTATTACAAGGAAAGAGTCGGAGTGACCCATACAATCATACTCAAGTAAAGTTACTATTTGTTTTAGAGTGTAGTCTTGTTCTTTTTCTTTGTCGCTTTCTAAGTATTGGGTCGCTGTTCCTATGTCTTCAAAAGTAGAATACAAGCCCTCTAATTCTTCATCGAATATATCGAATGCTTTAGCAATCCATTTTTTACCCTTAACCATTCCAATATTATTATTGCGTAATTCTAAGGTCAGTATTTTACTTAGTAGTATGGGGTCAAAATTATCCCATGCTCTATCAATCACTGCTATTTGTCCGGTCGGGGTCAAGTCTTGTATTGTTTCCATTAGTCGTGCTAGTCTGCTTATTGTCATCTTTAATTACCTCATTGTATATTTTTTTATTTACCATAACCACTAAATCTTTAAGTGGTTGAGAATACTTACTTTTCATCATAGAAAGTTTCCATAAATACTTAGAAAGTTCATCCCATTCATTCTTCTTCATCAATCATTCCTCCTTCAATTTCATGTCGGACTCTAGGAATGTTGGCAATCATGCTGTTCAAGGTTTCTACTAAGTCACCTCTACCAACATGATGTGCCGCTAATTGTAGATATGTCAGCGTTCCTATTGTAATAGGCATAGCCACTTCATTCATATCTCCACCCATAACCATACTCCAATGAGTAATAAAAGAACCCCTCACTACATCATTTGTATTTTGAATAGTCGGCCATATCTCCTTGAAGGCTTCTCTATGGACTTCGGGTATTTTCTTTTCTGTTGTTATGCACCAATTAGCAAAGTGCTTTGGGCTTAGTTTCTTTTTAAATTGCTTCATTTTATTCACCTAATATTTCCTCAAGAACATTCAAGAGAATCTTTGCTTCTTTTTTATTTAGACGAATACCTTTCCTAGTGGGTTTATCATCTTTATACCAACGGATGTCTACTACTTCTATTGAATAGTATTCCCCCGAATGAATCTTGACCGCATCTATTTCATTACGGACAATTTGATTATTGAATTTTAAACCTTCACTCAATGAAGTTCCCCTCCTTGAATTTACTTAAGTCTCTTCTATTCATAAAATATCTAGGTATTTCTAATTGGGTTAAGCAATTAACTACCCAACAAGCCCCACCTAAACTTGATATTTGAACAACTTCATATTGAGAAGCATTTACTTCAATTACTTCTTTAGTATTTATTTCGGGAACAAGACCATACATCCTAGTCATTTCGGATGCAACATCGGCCAAGTTATCCATTACATATTTTATGATGTGCGCTCTTTGAATAGGTATTTTAGGTGCTACCTTTATTTTTAATTTTCCTGTCATTTCGCACACTCTACATTTATTGCCATCACATATAGGACATACAATCTCTGCCGCATAAGGGGCAGGTAGTGTTACTGTGACGGCTCTTTTCATAATTATTCCTCAATGAGAACTGCCACTTCTGTAGTTAAAAACATTAGCGCAATAGAGAAGGCCGCACTTAGACTACTCTTTGTTACATTTGTTGGGTCAATGATTCCCGCATCAAGTAAATTTTCTTTTTTACCATTCTGTGCATTGAAACCAATATCTTGTTGTATTTCATGTATCATATCTCCAAAGACTTCATCCACATCAGCACTGCTATTTTCTAGTAGTGTCTTTAGTGGTGCAAACATAGATTGAGTTGTTGCACTCGCTAGACCTAAACCAATTGAGGCTTTGATAAGAGACAAGCCCCCACCAACAATATATCCTCCATCAAGTGCGGCTTTAGTTGCATTTAGAGCGTCGTCAAGTCTTTCTTTAGTTTCTCGCATTTCAACTGCTGAACCTGCACCAACTTTAATCACTGCAACTCCGCCTTTCAATTTACTGATTCGATTAGAGATACTTTCTTTCACCCAATCATTAGAACCTAATTCGTATAATGTTCTTAGAGTTTCTATTCTCTCTTCTACATTACCTCCTTCTCCACCAACAATAGTTGTCTTTAGTTGGTCTATTACCACTCGGTCACATGAACCAAAGGATTCTTCATTGACAATTCTCAAGTCGTCATCAGCCTCATCGGAATAGACTCGGCCACCAATTACTGCTGTAATGTCTTTCAGTTCATCTAATTGACTATCACCGTAATTAGGTGCTTGAATTACTCCGATGTTTAATCTCCCTTGAATTACATTGGCTAGAACATTTTGTAGTGCTAGGTTTTGTAAGTCTCTACAAATTAAGAATAGAGGTCTACCCTCCTTAGCCGCATATTCACAAGCAGGTAGAATGTCTTGAAACTTTCTTATTACCTTGTTTGTTACAAATACCAAAGGTTTCTCTAGCAAACAATCTCCGTTGTCTTGGTTGGCAAAAAGATGTGTTAAGAATCCTTTATCTAATTCTAGACCTTCTCTAATTTCATATTCTGTATGAAGACCATGACTTTCTTCAACACTAATTACTCCATTACGGCCAACCGCTTCAAAGACCTCGGCAATAATTTTACCAAGCGTCTCATCATTGTTTGATGCAATAGTGGCAATTTTACCAATGTCTTCATCTTCTACAGGTTTGGAGTATCTGTCTAAGTTTCTAAGAATAGTGTCTCTATCGTTTTGTAGTATTTGTCTAGTTGTTGTTATGTTTTGTAGTGCTTCTTCGGACATGGTGTTACAAAGAGCCTGTGCTAAAACACATGCTGTAGTTGTTCCATCACCTGCTTTAGACTGTGCTTTACTCGCTAAGTTTTGAACAAGTTGAACACCCATTTGAACATAAGGGTCTGTGCTAGACACATACTTAGAGATAGTAACTCCGTCGTTGATAACTACAGGTGGATTACCTTGAAGTATCGCTGTTCTAGCCTGTGGCCCTAGAGTTGGCTTAACTGTATTAGCCACTAGATTGATACCTTCAAGGATTTTCTTTCGTGCTTCTTCACCATGTAGAATCAAGGAACCACCCCATACACTCTAGAATAATCTACAAAAGTATATTCTTCATAAGTAAAGTGTTTGTCTTCGGCATTGAATACAACCTTCTTTCCTATCAAAGTTTTATCAACAGAACAATCATGCACTACTCCAATATTATCTCCAATAGAAATAATACCGGATGCACTTGTTGTCTTATCTTTCTTAATTACTACCCATGTTCCGACTGACTTCATGTTTTTATCATCGGAGTTATGAGTATTTAAACCATCTACTTTCATTCTTCTTCACCAACCATGCCTTTCATTACTTTAGAGCCTTCTTTCAACAATATCTCTTTATTTTGTTTCATCATTTTCAACCACTGTAGTTCTGCTTCCTTTGTATAGTGAGGGTTTTGATAAACAATAACACTATCCCAATCAATATCCTCGGAGGGTATCGCTTCACTTGAAACAAATGACGCACCTTCTTCTTCAACACCAAGTATTTTTGTCAAGAAAGGTGAGTGGTCTGTTCCTATATCCATTCTTTTATCACCATTAGGTCTATCAAATGGTAGTGTGATAATCTCTTTACTATACATTCTTGAAAAACAAACCCATCTAGCCGATGTTTCTTCATGGGTAGAACAATACACTTCGCCAAACTTTGCTTGTATTCCGTCTTTCATTATTGATGGCAGGTTTTCTTTAGGTGTAGCGTGATAATATCTAGGCATTTATTCTTCCTCCCCTGCTTTCATCTGTATTCTATAATTACCATCCTTTTGCTTAATCTCTAATTGCTTAGGTTTAGTATTCTCCCAAAAACCGTAGTGGTCGTCACCGCCAATAACATAAGCGGTTTTCATTACAGGTTCCCAAATAGCAACAGTAGTCCAATCAGTGCCACTAAAGTATGCTGAACCAAATGGATGAGTATGAAACCAACACTTGATAGGTAATTTCATCTTCTTTGGTTCTACTTTGAAACTTACATATCCCGATGAACCGGATGAAATGTGCGCTCTGTTATTAGCATCAATTACTACTTGAACTTCAAGGCATGGTAACATTTCAGTAGAGGCTTTCCATATTGCATCTTGTAGTGCTTTAGTGTGTATTGCGTCGTCTCCCCATTCTTGATGTAGATTAACCCAAACTCCCTGTAAGAAAGGAATTATTTCACTTCTAGCACTAGCAATTGTTTCTTGGTATTCCCAATACTCTTCTGCTTCTCTAATACCTTTTTCTTCTTCTCTAGCAAACCATTCTCCGCTTTTACCCATTTAAGCCACCATCCCATCTTCTGCATTCATAGCGATTTTAAATTCCCATGCGTGAAATGATTCATGTCCTGCAATAAATCCACCGGCTTGTCTAATTGGGCCAATGAACCTAGCACTGCAAATACCACAAAACACTTCTACAATTCTTTCATCATAGTAAGAGCCGCTATCGTCATCATAATCTATTTTATTCCCTAAGTTTTTTTCTGTATATTTCATTTATATTCCTCCAAATGGTTTTCTATTTTTTATCATATTGTATCTGTGGTTTTCGGGCCACCAGTCCGGTTCTTTTCTTTTACTCCAAAAGGCAAAATCCCATTTACCTCTTAAGTAATAATGTTGGTAAGACCTTATTACAAAATCCCAACAATGTTTTTCTTTTGGTAATCTATACATGTCATCCATAGCAATAGATACAGGGGTCAAGTCATCTTCTTCATAAGAAAAAGTAAAACTATCTCCAATTCTTTTTTCTGTTCCATGAACTTTACCGTATCTAAATGTATATTCTTTACAAAGAGCCATAGCATGATTGTATAGCCACATGTAATTTGTTTTAGTTTGTCTAGCCCAAATAGTGCTAGGATGATTAAGCATAGCAGGTTTCATCAAGTAGTTGAAGTGCGACTCTTTATGAAACTCTTTCAGTTCTCTCAAAGAAGGCTCTCTACCATGAGATTCCCAAAACAAAAAGTAGAGACAATTAGTGTGTAGCATTTGACAACTTTCAGTTGGCATTTTGACTACATGTTTGTCTAGCATTTGTTGGGCTGATTCTACGGGGTCTTTTGATAGTGCAAATATATTCATTCCTCTTCATCCTCTACTTCATCTTCATCGGGGTTTAGTATTTCAATATCATAGACAACATAATCACATGCCCTTTCATCATCAATAGACCATGCCTTTGCCTCTGCGTCTTGTTCATCGTCAGCATCATACCTAAATGTCAATTCAATTGTTTTCTTTACTTCGTATTCCTTCATACATTCACTACCATAAAGTCATTAACTGATTCACCATTAAACCAACGCTGAATCCATTCAGCCGCCATACCTGCAATTGCTATGTGCATGAAATGTAGTCCTTTACTAGAACCATCCCAAGAATCTCCTTGACAACTAAAAGAACCATCCGGCCCTGCCAACATAGTGTCATACATTGATGGGTCAGCCTTGTATGAAATAAAGGCCGCATTACGCCCTTGAGAGCGAAGGTCTAGCCATTTAACCTGTGAGCGATACAAGAGCCTTCTAGCGTCTAAATTATCTACACAACATACTACCAAATCATATCCTTTCAACTGTGTTTCAGTCAATATTGGATATGGGTTTGCACCATTTACTTGACTGTGTTTTTTCATACAGTGAACTTTCTTTTTACCTATGTCTTCTTTCTTGAAGTCTTGGTAAGTCAAATTCTTTTCTTCTACAGTGTCGGGGTCGGAGACATTTATGCTATACAATCCTTCTTTAGTTCCATCTCCAACAACACTTTCAAGAATACGAATCAAATGACTCCCTATTCCTCCTGCGCCTATAATCAATATGTTTCTATCCATTCTATTCCTCTCCCTTCTATTTCTTCTTTATTTGTATTTTTTATTTTTAGTAGTCTTTTGGTTTCATCGTAAATTGCTCTTGTCGTGAAACCTGTGTGTTCGGAAATAACCTTTTGAGTTATTCCCATGTTTTCCAATAACGAAACAATCCAACAGAATGCTACAGGCGACGATGGCCGTAAGTTATCTCCTGTTAATTTTACTAAGTTATCATAGTGGTTTGCTACTCGACCAACCTTTGAAACATATGTTTGGTTGCTAAGGCCCACTGCGTATTTCTCTGCGAAAGGACTACTATCTCTCATTAGAAATACTGATGTATTGTTTAATTCATTTGCTATCTTCTTAGCGAGTTTGAATACTCTTCTCTCGACGCAATCATATTCCTTACACACTTCTTTCAAAGTGAAAGGCAGGTTTGCTTCTTTGAGAATATAATATACTACTGCCGCCGCCCTATCTTCTAGAATAGTTGTAGTGAAGACATGCTTTCGATACAGCGACCTGTAAAGTTGGTCTACTCTATCCGATAAAGATTTGGCACTGTTTAGTGTCGAAAGCAAAACCTTACACATTGTAATTCCTGTGTGTATCGCTCTATCACTTCTACCCCACTGCCTCATACCTTTGACAAGTGTTGGGTTGTTTTTCCAAGCCTCTCTAATTCTTTCACCATTAGCGTCATAGGCATAGGAGGTTTGTTCAAAAGGCTCGGTTACTAAAACCAAACCACATTCATTACAAACCAATTCTCCTAGCCTAGTATCTAAACTAAAGTCATTGGATTGACATTCCAAGCATTTCATCGTATTTGTATTGTTTCTGTTCATTTGTAAAACACTCCTTTAGTGGTATTCTTATTCTATCCTTTTGATTTATCATGTAGTCGCCTATGGTATTAACTCTTAACGATACCGAAGAGTCATTCATTAGTGAAAATATTCTAGATGCGAATTGGTCGCCCAATGATGGGTTTTTCCCACCTGTGTTAATACATATGGGGCCATTCCAATTAGTTACTTTATATTCGTCATCTTCTCCTTGATTTTCAATTTGTGTCATTAAACAATGAGTGTGAACTCTTTGAGGGTTGTTTTGACTACCATAACTGTAGACACTTTCTACCAAAAGCCAATCTGTTTTTTGACCCTTGACTAAGACTTTCATAGGTGTTCTTAATACTCCTTTATTGTCTCTTTGACCTTTTTCGCATTCTACCGAAGGAATAACTAAAATCCTATCTTTGAATTGTATAGCCATATCTTCAATCAATTCTTTGGCTCTCTTCTCAACAATATCTTGGGTTCTATTTTGTTGAAGAAAAGCAATCATTACTTTTAATTGAGATTCCATTGGGACTTTACCCATGATTCTAGAATAGAGTTTTGAAGGACTTAAGAACTTCCAACTACCTCTGTTATGCTCATGCAAATAATGACCTAGATATGTAGTTAAATCACTTTCTTTTATTTCGCCCCATTTGCCATCGGATATTTCAAGAGCGTAATTTGATGTTCCTATTTGTTTAAGATTTAATCGAACATTTTCTTTTTTTCCCGTGGTGAAAAAGTAGAAGGGAACTCTATTTTCCAAACAATAAAGGATGTCTTCGGGAGTTTTCATTATTCTCCGTATTGCTTTCTTTGTTTCGGATTTATGTTCTTCACTTTCGTGTCTATTAAATATATTACCATAGGCTTGAATAATTCTACTCAACTTAAATGATAATTCTTTCAAGGACATTTTAATTCCGTTAATGGCGTATGGTTTTTCTATCCATAGTTCATTACCTCCAATGACTAAAACAACTTCAGTATTGAGGTTTTCTTGATTAAAATAAGTCTGCAATCTTTTAGAAATTACTTTTGCTAAATTAGATGTGATAGCATCGGCACTGCCTATACTCCCATCCATAATGCTAATTCTATTAGAGCGACCTCCTAGTAATTCGTTTCTCGCATAATGAGGATAGCGATAAACATTTAATTCATCCCAAATATGGTCTTCTTCTGTGCTTATCCAATCTTCTCCATCGTGCATGTATTTTGGCATGATAACTTTATTATCATCTACATCAAAAAAGAATCCGTTAATTTGTATTTCTTCTCGCCCTTGTCCTGTTCTATTTATTACAATTTTATTCATTTTATTCACATCATGTATTGTTTTGATTTGTATTTTTTAACACATATTTCATGTGCTTCTATTTTAAATTCCTGTGGTGTTGTTAATTGCCCTCCACATATTCGGCATCGAGTTGCTATTGGTTTTCCTCTTGTATTAGGAACATATTCGGGATTATTCATCGTCGTTCACCTTTTTGTATTCAATAAGTATTTTCAATTCATTCACCCTGTTAATTAGATACTCTACAAAGCCTGTATCTACTGCTACGGGAATATCCCATAATTCCTTTTTTACGGAATGTGTTAATGCAAAGCGTTTATCGGCATCATCTTCTAGATGCTCGCAATATTTGATAGTGTCTTCTATACGCTTTTGGCCCTCTTCCGAGAAGTCTTTGAGCATAAGAGAGACGATTCCCTTACACTCATTAAAATCCCGAAAAAGGGCCATAGAATACACCTTGAGATAATCTTAGGACTATCAAGAAACTTAGTAGTTTCCTCCAACAATTGCGGGAGTCAATGTTACATCAGCAACTTCATCCCAGTTAATCTCATTTACTTCGCTTCGACTTACCATCTCGCCATCAACGAAAAGCCAATGGGTCGGGTGTTGGTCTATCTGTTCAATAACTTCGGATGAAGCCATCTCTAATTGCGTGTGTCCTGTCTCGTTTAAAATTCGTAGTGTTACCATAATTTTCACCTTTCCTATTTTTCCTCATGTCCTATGACTATTTAAGCCATCTGTTTTTATCTCGTTTATTGCGTTTGATGCTTGTCGCTTTGATAATGTTGTATCGCCTTCAAAGCCAAGTGCCTGTAAGTATTTTATTTGTTTTTCAGTAGCAGGAACCAAAAGGTTCTGTAAAGTTTCTAATTGATTATTGGATAGTGTCTTGAACTTAGAAAGTTGTTGTTTGATACTCGTGAAAAAGGTCTTTTCCCAATCACTCAAATAACTACTGCTAAACTTATTGAAGTTCTTCAAATCATAAAATTCAACCATATCGTTTATTGCATCTTCATCAGTCCGACGAACCAATGTATTCTTGTTTGAGTTAATCAACTTGATTCTATCAGCAAATATTTGGTCTTCTTTCTGTAGACTTTCAATAAGAGGGGCTGACATTTCGTGAAACTCGTCTAAATCATCAAGTAGTTTCTTGTTTGGATAACCATGCACTTCTTGTTGGTTTCTTCTGTTGTCGGGGTGATTCCATCTCCATACAATAGAAGCCATGTTACCACCACTAGAACGCTTACGAATAACTGTTCTAGGTCTATACATCCCTAGTTGGTTATCCCAATAGGTTCCCTTCTCATTCACATTGATTCTCAAGTCCAATTCTCTAATGTCTTCAAATTTATCAATGAAATCGTCTCCTTGTTCTTCCCACCACTTTTCACATTTCATGGATTTAATTTTAACAGTTATCCATTCTTCAATCATTTCATCAGTAATTTGGTCTTCTCTTAGACCTGTTCTGTTCTTGATTTCATTGAGAACAAGATAGGAGTTAATGTGGTCGCTACCGACACATTCTCTAGTCTTGGTTTCTTCATTAAGAATCTCAAAGTGATATACGATTTTATGACCGCATAGACATTTACCATATCCATTAGTAGAATTAGAAACCCAATCGGGTGCTTGTCCTCTATCCATGTTCCACCAAATCTCTCCGGTAGCAGTCCACTCATACTTTGCTTCTTCATAGTTATCAGCAACGGAAAGTCGAACCATCTCTTGTTTTAGTTTTCTATCCCATCGGCCTTCGCCTAATCCTCTCTTAAATTTTCTTTCTTCATTCATTGTATTCACCTTTTAAATGTTCTAGTTCTATTTCTTTTAATCTAATTAGGATTTGTTTATCCGAATATCCTAGTTTTCGCAATAAATCCACATCACTTTCCAACACTAATAATTTGTATGGGTTTAGTCTACCAATGTCTTCTTTATTTGTTATCATTCTTTGAATTTCTTCGATTATTTCATTCATTGATTTTCACCTTGTAATTCTTTTGAAACTTCTTAGGCATACACTGAATATGTTTAATTTCAATGTCACCATTAACTCTGTTTGGTGTAATAATTACAGAACACTTTCTACAGAGAGGTTGGTTACAGTGGTCGCAGGTCGTTGTTACTGCAACTCCTGTTGTTCCGCACATACAAATTTTCATTCCCAACCCTCCAAGTCCATGTTTTCATTCGCTCGTTGCTCTCTTAAGAAACCTGTGAGCATTTCATCCATCTTCTCTTGAAGTGATTCAATTACTCCGGCAATAGTTCTCCTGTGCAAACTAATCCAAATACGGTGATGAGTGTTAATCACTACCTTTGGGTCATCTTGTTCATTCATACTAATTACCAATGGTGGCAATTCTTCGTCGTCTATCAATCTAAATTCTATTTTCATTTTTATTCCTCGTTTTTGTTTGGGCTTTGCACCCTATTGGTAGTCATTACAGATACTACTAAACTGTTTAAGTTGGCGAACATAACAGGAGTCGAACCCGTATCACCGGCTTAGAAGGCCAGTATGCTATCCATTACACCATATGTTCATTTAATGCCCATACCTTTACTCGGTATGTGTTTGCGATATATTCGTTATTTCCATCCGATGTTGTATTGGTTATTACCGAGTCTCCGACAGAAACAAACTGTTTATGTCTTGATAGTAAGTTGGATAATTGTCTCATACTAGGAGTGGTTTTAGGCCATCGTCGTTTGTAGGCATCTATTATTTGATGAGCGTTCAAAGAATCATCCGTTAATAGAGTCTCAAGTCTTGAGAGAATTGTTGTGTTTTTTTTCACCATGTTATGAATCAACTCCGACTACTATTTCAAAGCAACGCCCAATTCATTAAGTATTGAGCGTTCTTGTTGTCACTGATACTGTTTAAAGCCCTTACTGATTCTTCATCGTCACTGTGTTTCTCAACAATTAGAGAAGCCAAACATAGTGAAAGTCTTTCTTTGGTTATCTTACTAGATAGAATATCAGCAATCTTAATCGCCAATTCTTCTTTGAGTCTTTCTTCCCAAAGCAAACAATAGCAGGGTTCTTTGTAGACTACATCATGGTTATGACATTCTACAATCCTTTCACCTGTTCCGTTACAAACTTCGCAAGTCATTCTTCTTCACCTTTCCACATGTCTAACAATTTATCACATGACTTTTCAAAGTCATCACATATCTTACAACTATGATTTTCCTTAGAATTTAGGTTTGCTTCATAATTGCAGTTATGGTTCACTAATTCTATTTCTAATTCACTTAATCTAATTACTATTTCTTCTTTATTCATATTTTCAAACTCCTTTTTGATTTTTGATATGCTTGAAAGTGGCGCATACCATCAGCCACATATTGTTTGTATAGTGTTACTCTCTGTTCCTCAACTACTACCAATCTATTCAAGTATTCTTTTTTGAACAGGTGGTGGCAACCAATTCGGATTGTATCTTTCATATATATCATCATAACAACCATCGCATATTTTTATCATTATTTTTTCTTCTAAGTCTTCAAATGCTAATGTTTTAAACTCCATTAACACATATTTTGTTGCACCAAGTCCACATGAAGCACACTTGGGTTTAGTTTCTTTTTCTTCTGTAACGAAGAAACTTTTAATCCAATTTATCATAATATCACCTATCAATATGGGAAAGAGAAGGAGGGAACGAAACCCCCTTGACCCTACGGAGATGTAAGATGCTCTGTTGAACTTTCTCTCTAATTACTGACAAACCCATATGTGGATTATAATTGTCCTTTGAAGAAGTCTTGATAGGCTTTGACTAAATCCGAAGTCTTGTTAATATTATGCGTTTGTTCTTCTAAATAATTAGCAAACACACGAATCAACTTCAACAAATATTCGGGGTCGTCATTATGCCTATCGTAACTCATTCAAATACCTCAACAAGTTTTTCTTTTTGAGGCTTCTTCTTCCAAAGAGCCAAAATATGTCTATTCTTAGAATTGACATTATAATGTTCTTTCAAAAGAAGTCTGTGGAGTTGGGTCTTTGTTGGCATGTTTCTATATTTCATGTCAATCAACCTATCGTAAATCTCGCTCGTCTCCCAAGAATCTTTTTCTTGAAATAACTTAGAGACATGTTGCATGGCAATTACACCTTTAGCCATATCTATTCCTCCCAATTAAATACAATAGCGCAGGGGACAGGCCAACCTTCAGCACTGTGAATACAGATACCAATAAGTCGGTCGTTTTCTCTACCCCACTCTACAAGAGCATTATGCATAGGAAATACAAACCCATCTTTAGGATGAAACTGTATTACTACTCCCGAAGGAACTAATTCATCATGGACTGTAATAGTTCCCCACTGTGAAAAATCTATTTGAGACAATCACTGAACCCCCTTAGCAGGTTTTGGGCCGCAGTAGTGGAGGTTATTCTTAGCCCTTGTAATTGCGACATAACAAATATTCATCTCTTCTTTCATGTTGGTTGCTTTAGGATGAGGCATCCTATCGGTAGCCAAGATAAATACATTGTTTGCTTCAAGACCCTTAGCCTTGTGGACTGTAGAAAGCATGATGTCTCCTTTGCCATCGGAATTAAACACACGCTCAATCTCTTCAATAATACCTCCGACAGTATCGGCTCTATAGACAAAGAGACAAAGACACTCATGTTTGTCTTCTAAGTTATTTGCTTGATTGAATCTTTCTTTGTCAATCAACTTATGGTATTGGTATTCAAAGTCGGCATCCAATAATTCAGCAAACTCTTGAGAAGACATTGACATATCCTTTGATATTTTACGGACTGAATTAACCAATCCCTTAGTTAAGTCTCTACCACGAATGTATGCTGATTTAC